AGAACAAAGCAAAAAGAAAATCAATGCCTTGCTGGAGACTGGCAACTAAGCATTAGACGCATGAACGACTGGGAGTAGACTAGAGGCATGGCCATTACCAACGGATACTGCACGCTTAATGACATCAAGGCTGCGCTCAGAATCACGGACTCCGTAGACGACGCGCTATTGGAACTCAGCGTCGAGGCAGCGAGCCGACAGATTGACGGCGCAACAGACAGAATTTTCTACAATGCAGGAAGCGCTACTCGCGTATTCCTACCGACCGATCCGTACGCTTGCGAGATTGACGACCTAGTTTCTTTGACTTCGCTCAAGACGTCCTCGGCAGCAGACGGCAACTTTGACGTTACCTGGAGTTCTACCGACTACGAGGCACATCCCTTGAACGGATTGTCGGGCGGACAATACTGGCCCTTCAACGAGTTCAAGGCAATCGGCGACTACCTATTCCCTATCTGGACGACCTCAACTACAAACAGCAACGAGGCGACCGTGCAGGTGACCGGAACGTGGGGATGGAGTAGCGTACCGACTGCAATCAAGCAGGCAACGATTCTCTTAGCCATGAGGCAGTTCAAGCGTTACGATTCACCGCTCGGCGTAGCAGGCTTTGGGGATCTAGGCGCAATCCGAGTCGGCAAGCTCGACCCAGACGTAGACGCTTTGGTCATGCCGTACAAGAAGGTCACCGCAGCCTAATGCCAACCATTACACAAATCCGCGAGGCCTAGCAACCAACCTGGCCACAATCAGCGGTCTACGAGTTTCGGCAGAAGTGCCGGATAATCCTTCGCCACCTATTGCAGTTGTTCAGATGGGCAACGTCTCATACGACACTGCATTCGGCGGAGGGCTAACAACCTACAACTTCATCGTGTCGATAATCGTCGGGCGCGTTGCCGAGCGAGAAGCTCAGCGTCGCCTCGATGCTTACGGCTCAACCAGTGGAGCTTCATCCGTGAAGGAAGCAATCGAGTCAGACAGAACCCTAGCTGGCTTAGTGAGCGACCTTCGAGTAACTGACCTATCTAACGTAGGTGCGGTATTATTGGGTGAGGCAAGTTATCTCACGGCTGATTGGGCCGTGACCGTATACGCAACATAAGGAGAAAACCGTGGCCAAGTTCGTAGCAACTGACTACAGCATCACGATCAACGGGTCAGACTTTAGCTCAAGTTTGGCCGCAGTTACCCTAGACATCACCGCTGAGGAGCAGGACACAACTGCTTTNGGTTCTGGCTTCAGGACTCGCATCGGTGGCCTAAAGGACGGTTCAGTCACTCTGGACTTCCACCAGGACTTCGGTGCTGCATCGGTAGACGCAACCCTATTCCCACTACTGGGAACTCAGGCAACCGTCGTAGTCAANNCAACCAGCNCNNNAGTNGGAGCNAACCAACCCTACCTACACCGCAACCTGCCTAGTAACGCAGTACCAGCCATTCGCTTCCAACGTAGGCGACCTGGCTACCCTCAGCGTCACCTGGCCAACCAGCGGATCGGTAACTCGCGCAACAGCATAAGGAAACTAAATGCAAACCAACCTACACATCACTTACGCTGACGGCACTAAGGCGGAGGTAGTAACCTCACCGGCCGACATCGTTGCATTCGAGGCTAAGTTTGAGATAGGTGTAAGTCGTCTGAACCAAGACCCAAAGATGACTTACATCTATTTCCTAGCTTGGCACGCAGCCAAAAGAACTAAGGTCACTAACCTTGAGTTCGAGGCCTGGGTAGAAACCATCGAGGAAGTAAGCTCAGACCCAAAAGCTTCGTAGGGCTAGGCGAGGATTCGTATCACTGGCGAATCGCGTGGATTGCGGTCGAGACTGGAATCAGCCCTATCGATCTAATGCAACTGGACTCCAGGATGTTCTGGACTCTAAGCAAGTACCTAGAGTTCAAGGCTCAGCGCCAACACCGTAAGCGGTAAACTTATAGGCGAGGAGCGTGCGGATGATTACCCCAACAGTAAACGCGGAGAAAATCCGCGATGCAATCAAAGAACTTCGCAACGTAGACCCTAACCTCGTCAAAGAACTACGCAAAGAACTACGCACGAAAATCTCGCCGCTTGCTAGGCAGGTCGCAGACAACGTGCCGACTGACCCTCCGCTATCAAGATTCGGCAATGCCGGCGCAACTGGCTGGTCAGACGTAGTGCCTAAGATTTCATTCACGCCAGGTCGCTCACGCAAGACCGGTAATCACCTAGTCTCAATCCGAGTGCAGCCACGCGCAGCAAAGCGCGGTCTATACATCGCAGAACTCGGAGGCTCAAGGACTCGCGGTGTTTCTAACCGAGGCCGTGCAATGATCCGCAACCTAAACGCACGCTACCCGATGAAGGGACGCGGTGGACGTTTCGCCTACAGGAAGTTCCGACTACTAAGGCCCGACGCAGTGAACCTCGCGACCGACGCGCTGAACCGCTACGTCCGGCAAGTAAATAGAAAGCTGAAGTTCTAATGGCAATCAATCTCCCCATAGTCTCCAAGTTCTCGGACGCTGGAGTAAAGGCTGCGGAGTCGAGCCTAAAGAAGTTCTCGCAGTTCGCTAAGCAATCAGCCGTTGCTGCTACCGCTGCCATCGCCGGTATCGCTACAGTCTCAATCCGAGAGTTCGGAAACTTCGACTCTGCCCTACAGCAATCCGTGTCGATTATGGGCGACGTGTCAGATGCCCTCAGAAACGACATGGCGGACGCGGCTAGGGAAGTAGCCAAGACAACTACGTTCTCCGCTGAGCAGGCCGCTGAGAGCTTCTACTTCCTAGCTTCGGCAGGTTTAGACGCAACCGCTTCGATTACAGCGATGCCAAAGGTTGCTCAGTTCGCCAAGCGGGTATGTTCGACATGGCTCGCGCTACAGACTTGCTCACCGATGCTCAATCTGCACTCGGCCTTACCATCCGCGATGATGCGATCGCGAACATGGAGGAAATGGTTAGAGTCTCTGACGTGCTCGTTAGGGCCAACACACTAGCCAACGCATCGGTCGAGCAGTTCTCTGTCGCCTTGACAACAAAGTCAGGTGCGGCCTTGCGTGCCTTGAACAAGGACATGGAGGAAGGTGTTGCGGTTCTAGCAGCCTTCGCTGACCAGGGTATCAAGGGTGAAGTGCTGGTACTCAGTTGTCTATTGTTTTGCGTGACCTAACGACTAAGGCAATCAAGAATAAGGAAGAGTTTGCTTCACTTGGTCTTGAGGTCTTTGATGCTCAAGGCAACATGAGAAACCTCGGAGACATTATTGCTAACCTCGAAGATGTCTTGGGTGGTATGAGTGATGAGACTCAAAAGGCAACTCTGCTACAGGCAGGATTTTCGGACAAGTCGCTAGCTTCGATTCAGGCTTTGCTTGGAACCTCAGATGCAATCAAGAACTATGAGAAGGAACTAAGGGTCGCTGGAGGAACAACCGACGAAGTAGCAAACAAGCAGCTCGAATCATTCAACGCTCAGATGGACTTGCTCAAGTCTCGACTAATGGACGTTGCAATTGAAATTGGTGGGCAACTCGCTCCGCGCTTACTTGAGTTGCTAGATCGCATTAGTCCAATCATTGACCAAGCCGCTCCGGTCATGCTCGACTTGTTCGACAAGATTCAAGCAGTTCTAACTAGGGTTTACGAAGAAGTTAGTCCGCTAATCGAAGCGGCATTGCCAACCTTCTTACAACTATTTGAGGACTTGCGCGAGCCAATAGGTCAGGTGCTTGAGTTCTTGCAGATACTTGGTGAAACGGTACTCAAGGCCGTAATCAAATTAGTAACTAACGAGGCTTTCCTCAGTGCGCTAGCAAGAATCGGTCAATCCTTCGGAACTATTGCTGAACAAATTGGCATCGTTCTCAAGTCGCCTATCGTGCAGTTCTTGCTAGACCTTACTAGCGGAATAATAATCACTGGACTAAACATTCTCGCTGGCGCTCTGGAAGCAGTGGCTAACGTATTCCAACGAGTCATAGACGTTATCAACGCATTCAACCGTACAAGCATTGCACCTAAGAGCTTGCCAGGCGGCGGTATGAGTTCGGTCTCGGGCTTTCAAATCAATAGAGGCACTCAAACCTATGTCCCAGGTATGGCAGATGGTGGCATCGTCCTACCAACACCAGGCGGAACGCTTGC